CCCGTAGAACCACTTGATCGAGCTGAAGCCGGTTTCGCCGTAAGGATCGTTGCGATCCGCCGTCTCGTTGCCGGGCATCTTGGTGATGATGTTGAACTTCGCGGACTTGCCATCGGTCTGGAAACCGATGGTGACGAAGCTGTCATCACCAACCACAAGCATCGGGTAGATGTTGTAGCGTTCGACACCGCCCACCAGAGTGGTCTGGTAGCCGGGGTTCGCCCCCGTTGCAGGAGCACCGGCACCTGCCCAGTGGAGCATTTCCGGCACTTCGATGACCCGGAAGGACTCGACCGACCCGACTTCACCGTTCAGCAGCGAGCCAGCATCTGCGTAGTGCTGGACTTCGATGAAGGCGGCGTTGTCGAAGTTGTCACGCATGTCCTTGAGGAGCGGCGTGAGATCAGGGCCGACGTACATGACACGGCAGGCGGGAACCACCTTGGTGTCGATCATACGGCTACCGTTGATGATCTTCGTGTGCTTCGGGGTCCGGTTCTCAGTGAGGATCCGGCTCAGACGGATGAGGTTCCGGTAGGAAACGATGGCCGCATCACGACCACCGGAAACCTCACCAGCAACCTGGCCGTCGTTCGCAGCTTCACCTGCATAGACAACCACGCCGGCAGCAGCCAACAGATCCTTCTGGAGCACAGCTTCGGTCAGCTGATGGGCAGAATTGACCAACTCACGCGAGAGGTGATCCTTCAGACCGTCATCCGAGTCGAAGTCCAGGCTTTCCTTCGTCCACTCGTAGAAGTAGCCGAACTTGTGGATCGAGCCTTCACGTTCCAGACGGGTATAGCCGACGCGGTTAACGCGGCCACCGTTTTCCGTGAGGGTCGGCAGCTTCGACGTGATGTTACCGATGTCGCGGCTGGAACCATAAAGGTTGCCGTCCACGATGGTAGCACCAGTGGCGTCGATGCCCTGGCTGTTGACGTTCATGTCATCGAGCAGAGGAACGTATTCATAGACCTTGATGGTCTTGCCGAAGTGCTTCGGCATCTGGATCGTCGACGAAAGCTGCCCGAAGTAGGCGTCTTTCCGAGCCTGAATGATCGCGTTCTTCAGCCAGTGAAACGTGTTCATCTGATCCGAGTTGGCGGAGTCAATGGTGCTCTTCTGCCCTTCGGCAGGAGCGTTGTAGTTAAGCATGGGGAAAAACCCTTAAAGGCGGTTTTCGAAGTTCTTCATGAACTCGTCGTCCGACTGGGCGAACGGGTTCACAAATGGAGTGGCTTTGCGAGGTTCAGCTCGGGTCGCCCCAGCTGCCTTCGCCTTATCCCCATTGATCGCCTGGTTCTTCGGAGCCGTCACAGTGGTCGCCACAGGCTTCGGCGGATCCACGACGGGATTTGCCGGAACGGGTGGAATGCCCTGAGCAGGTTGTTCCTGACCTTGAGGAGCGGTCTTGGATCCGTAGATCTGACGGCCAACTTCCTGGTAGGCTTGGATGAATGGAGTAGTGGGCTTGATCAGCCCCAGAACCTTCTGGCGTTCCAGCTCCGTTGTGATCTGGTCATAAATGCCGTTGTCACGCTGGGATTGGATTACGCTCATCAGTTCGGGCTGTGCCCAGAGAACATCCTTACTGGTTTGATCCCACGACTCATGGATGAGACGAACGGTTTCTGCACCCTGGGGAGTCGAGGTGACTTCATCCAGAGCATTGCGAAAGTTCGCTTCTTCATCCGTGACAGTGTGATTACCGCCAAGGTATTCCTTCTTGTCGTCCATATCGATCTCAAGTGGATCGATATTCGCGTCTTTGAGGAGCTTCCGGATTGCCTCTGGATCCTTGCGGTCCAGATCAATCAGAAATGAGAGCTTCTCATCATCGAGCAGAGATGCCTTTTCAAGCATCATCATCTGCTTACGATAAGGAGCCAGATCCTGAAGTTTCCGGGTGTAGTTAGCACCCATCTGCATCAGCTGAATTGCTTCTTCGGGCGTCCGGATCTCGATTGTCTTGCCGTTCGCCTTGAGCGGGGCAAGCACCTTCTCGTAGAAGCCCTTGTAATCAGTCTCCTGAACAGGAGCCGGATCGGCTTCGGGCTCACCCTCCTTGGGTGTCCCGCCATCTTCCTTGGCTCCGCCGTCAGGCTTTGAACCAACAGGGTCAGCGACTGGATCTGCTTCGGCAGCCTCTTCAGCAGGGTCGGCAACAACAGCAGGATCAGACGCATTGCCCTCTTCCTCAACCACCGGTTCTTCGACGACAGGATCAGCCGGGTTTTCGACCACAGGCTCTTCAACCGGATCTGCCACTGGCTCTTCGACTACCGGCTCAGCTTCTTCCGTCACTTCGACAGAGGAGCCGGGAACCGGCAAGTTGAGGAAGTCTTCATCAGACAACCCCAGCGGACTTTGCTGGATCGTTGTCCCTGACATTATTCAGCCCCCTGCTCGTCCGAGGCTTCTTCGGCCCGCAGATCTTCGATCTCAGCATCCGTGTCACGGATTTCCTTGATCGCCTGGTTGCCCAGGTTGATCTGCGTCTGGAGCCAGCTGCGGAAGTGGCCGGTTGCCTGAGCAATACCGAGAGCGTCGGCCTGTTGTGTTGGCGACAGGATGGGGTTCACCGAAGCCTGTACGTAACGAGCAGCTTCCTTGGTGCAGAATTCGTCCAGAACAACCTTCTTGAACTCGCGGTTCGACATGAGCTTTTCAACAAGCCCCTTCATCTCCACGCGAACCTTCAGGCTCTCTTTCTGAGCTTCGAGACTTTCGATCTCAGTCATATCGAGTTGGTCCTTCGATATAGGTCTATGGGTTTTTAAGTGGTGATTTCTCACCACTCTTTTTTCCTAATCCTATGCCGCGAAGTCCAAGTCAATGGGAGAAGACCTGAAATCTTGGTCTGTACGGTCAGTAAGTGCAGAATATCCTATCGCAGCTTCAATATCAGGAGACTTTTCTCCCTCTTTCTTCGGCTTTGTTAGGGCATCAACAATCTTGAGGTTGGCATTGCCACGGGATTGTTCACGAGTGTTCTGCAAGTCCCTGGCGTGTTTCGTGCCAGTCTCCTGCTCAACGTAATCCAGATCCTTCATGTCCGCTTCGGAACTTTTCGCACGAGCACTAGCCCGATTGAGTTCTACCTTGGACTTCAGCTCCTCGACTTCGAGACGCAATTTTTCGAGTGTGAGCTTCTCAGCCTCTTCCTCGGCAGGCGACTTCTGGGGCTTGAAGCTCTCGATCCGCTTGGCAAGCTCAGGCATTTGCTTGAGACGGGCTATCTCAGCCAGGATCATAAGCGTGATGCTGATGTCGAGGTTGTTGCCCATGGTCTGGAGCATGAAAGCCAGATCCTTGGCCTTGGCGTCTTCGATCTCAGCCGTCGTTATGTCGACGATGGTATCGTAATTTCCGGCCAGATCCTCACGGTTGACCTCAACGAACTCCTCGTTCGTGACCCGGACGATCTCTTTCTCGCTGAGGAAGACCACGTTCATGGCACTAATTTTGGTGCCGACCTGGGCCACACCACTCGCCAGACGGCGTAGGATACCCATCTCACGCTTGGATGCTGCATCGAGCACCCCACGGATCCCGGCAGCCACGTCACCGAACTGGTCCCCGGACATACCGCCCGCAAAGCTCTTCACCCCGGTGAGAGCCTCAGCGTCGTTGTTCTGGAGGTTGAGCATCATGAATGCCGACTGAGGCAGCTCAGGATACTTGTGCTCGATCAAGCTATGCTGAGGGTTCGACTGCGGATTGAACTCGTAGTCCTGCCCGTTGTCGAACTTACGCCGGTTCATGGCGTCGAGCATCCCCTTGGCGAAGCCCTGCTGGCCATTGGCCGACCGACCCAGAACGTCGATCATACCACGGGTAATGGCACCGACGACTGCCTGGTTGTCTTCCAGCATCTCAGCGTCTGGCTCACCGTAAAGCTCACGCTTCACCGGGTTGTACGTCACCAGGACATAGGGAACCTTCTGATCCGGGTATGGATTTTCCTCCAACCGGATGAGCGTATTTCCGACCCATGTGGCAACGATGGGCACCAACACACCATCACCATGGATGTCGTAGAGGCCCCAGTATTCGTAGGCCACAACCTTCTTGCGAGCTTCATCGGCAAACTGGAACGACGTGGGCGTACTCGTGTCATGAGTACCGTCATTCATCGGAGCATTTGCCGACCACTCAACCCTGTCGAGGTTCTTGTACTTGCCTTCCTTCTGGAGGGCAGCCTTGTTGGTCTCGAATGACTCGATGACAAACAGAGCCTTATCCAGATCCCCAAGGCAGGTGGGATCGATGTAGATGTTGGCCGGGTTCTTCACCTCACAGGTGGGCCTGTTCTCTATGATCTTTTCGACCTGGACAGCCTGCTCGCCAACCTGGACAGCAACAGTAGCTTCCTGGCTCTCTTCGTAATAGTCGATGGCAGCTTTAAGCGCAGGATCTACCTGCTCATCATAGCCCCGTGGATCAGCCTGCTTCAGCTCCATGGCCTGTTGCAGGGCCTGTATCTGCTCTTCGCTCTCGACCGGGTAGTGCTCCCACTGGGGAACCATCTCG